TATGTATTCAGTAGTTGAAGGAATGGAGAACGACCCAAGTTACAATCCTAACTTTGAATCACTCGAAGATTCGGCTAAAGACTTAATTAATTATTCATCTTTTATTGTTGCGTATTGTCGTCAAGGTATTGATGGACAAGATGGTTCTAAAGATTATTTAAATAGGGAAATGAAAAAAGATGAGACAGCCGACAGTTGAAGTCAAAGTTAAACGTGGACAAAATGTAGAAAAGTCTTTACGACGTTTAAAAAAATTAATGGAAAGAGAAGGTATTATGCAATCAATACAAGATAAACGATTTTATAAAAAACCATCTCAAATTAAAAAAGAAGCACGTAACAAAAAACGGAAACGAAATGCATAGAGTTGAAGATATAAGAAAAAAGATTGAATCAATTCATAGATTCAAAGATTATACTACAGATAAAAGTGGTTGTAAAACTGTTGAGATTATTAATGCATCTTTTCAAGCAGATGAACCTTATATTATCAGAGAACCAAATGAAGATTATATTAAACGAGAAATCGAATGGTATGAATCAAAGTCACTTAATGTAAATGACATTCCTGGCGATACTCCACAGATATGGAAAGATGTTGCAGACGAGAATGGTATTATTAATTCTAATTATGGACATCTTATTTGGTCTTCAGATAATATATGTCAATATGATAATGTTCGTATGGAGTTAGGTGAGAATCCCGATTCACGTAGGGCTACTATGATTTACACTAGACCTACAATATGGTTAGATGCTTGGAAGAATGGTATGAATGATTTTATTTGTACTAATAATGTACAATATTTTATTCGTGGTAATACATTAATTACTTCTGTTTATATGAGGTCTAATGATGCTGTATTTGGATACAACAATGACTTAGCTTGGCAAACATACGTTAGAGATAAACTTATTGACGATTTAGAAATAGATACATATACAAGATATGAACCTGGCCCTATCTATTGGAATGTTGGTTCACTTCATGTGTATGAAAGACATTTTAAATTTATAAAAGAAACACGTTGGTCATAATGACTAAAATTATACCACATTACACTAATTATAAATGGAGTAATACTTCAGATTTACTTAAGTATATTTCTGATGCATTTAAAAAGTATTATGATGGCCCCGAAAAAGAATTAATATTATTTTGGGGATTAAGAGGAGTAAATTTTCAGAAAATAAAAAAATATAAAAATTGGTGCATGATAGATATTGGTTATCTATCAAATCATATGAAAACAAATCCACCCGATTTTAATCATGTATATTGGAGATTGTGTAAAAATTCTATTCATCATAATTTAAAAAATGTTTCGACAGATGATAATAGATTAAAACAAATATTTAAGCCAGGTGTTACTAAATTAGATTCTTTAGTATCATATAATATATTAGAAAATTATAAATCAAAAGAAATAGATTCATCAGGCCACATTTTACTTACGCCATCTTCAGAAACAATGTGTAAATGTGTGTATGGTCTTTCACAAAATCAATGGATAACAAAAACATATGATATGATTAGAAGTAAATGCAATAATGAAATAAAAGTTAGAATTAAAAGATCAAAAAAAGAATTTGGTAAACCACCTATGACAACGATTGAAGAAGATTTAGAGGGAGCAAGTTGTGTTGTAACAGGCATGAGTTTAACATCATTAGATGGTATTATAAATAATATTCCCGTGATTTGTGATAAAAGAAACATAGCAAATTCAATATGTTCTAATGATTTAGATTTATTAAAAGAAAATAAAAAAACAGTAGATAAAAAACAATTATACGAATGGATGAGTAAAGTTGCAAACTGTCAATTCACAATAGATGAAATAACAGATGGTACAGCTTTTGAATATATAAATGAAAGATAAATGGGATTTAAGATTTAAAAACCTTGCGTTGTTTATTAGTCATTGGTCGAAAGACCCGTCTACGCAAGTTGGTTGTATTGCAGTCAAAGATCGTAGAGTCATTGCAACAGGGTACAATGGGTTTCCTGTCGGCATATCGGATGATAAAAGAGATTACGAAGATAGAGAAATTAAATTGAAAAAAACAATACATGCTGAAAAGAATATGATTTATAATGCATGTAGACATGGACAATCGTTAGAAGGCTCTACTGTTTATATATCGGGTTTACCTACTTGTGAGGAATGTTGGAAAGGTTTAGTACAAGTCGGTGTAACAAGAGTAGTCATGCCAGAAGTTGAAACTGCAAAAGAAGAATGGA